GCTTCCATCACACGGCTCATGTCTTCCCTAACCTCGCTACGGGTCACGTATTCTTCACGGGTACGATTGAGCAATATCTCTATACGCTTCTGTTCCTTTGTCATGCCAGAAAGAAACCACGCACCGCCCATTACGACTATACCGATTAGGGTATCTATGATGTGGACTAAATCCATTACTATGCTTCCAGTGCTGTAATTCGGGCTTCAAGAGCTTCAATTTTTTCCACAGCTTCGATTAGTGCCTTAGTGAGTAATGGTACTAACTTCGACTGGTCGATTCCTTGCATAACAGGAATGGTGTTACCATCTTCATCAAGTTTGTTATCACCAGCAGATGAACCGTCAGGCGCGTCACCGTCATCAATTTCTTGCTGAGTCCAAGTTTTAACTTCGTTGTGTGTGCCAATAACACTTTCCGGCACGACCGTTGCGGCTTCGTGGGCAAGGAAACCATCGACAGGAACAGCGTCATCGCCATCAGCAATCCACTCAAACCTAGCTGGCTTGAGTTGCTTGATGCGGCTGGTTGCATCCCAGTCGTAGGTGACTGCGGTCTTTAGGCGGTAGTCTGAGGTGGTGTTGTAGGCGGTTCCTGTATTTGAAAAACTTATAGTACCAACTTCTTGATTTCCATTATTGATAAGATAAAGTGCATAAGCTACTCCAGCAGTTCCGACCCTTTTTTGAGCAAGACCAACGTAATTCTCAAGTATATTTTCGACAATAATACCGTGACCGGTTTCCGATGCGCGGTCAATATGCACTTTTGCTGCGGCCAATGCAGTAGGAACACCCGTAATCGTGTCATTAATAATTAAGTTGCCGCTGTTGTCGATTGTCATCCGAGTGGCTGGTGTACCGGCTGATGCAGTTTGAAATCTTATTTCGGCATCGTCTTTATTTGTTGTATCTGCGCCTGTCACAAACGATATTCTTGCTACGGCAGTTCCATTCCACTTTTGCTCTATCTGAGTAAGCGTTTGAGATGCGCCTGTTCTGTTTGTATCAAAACCAAGATTTAAGTAATTTGCACCCGTGCTTGTTACTTGTATTCCATCACCCGCTGTGCCAACAGATAAGTCTAAGTCATCAGCCGTGACAGTGCCAGTTACGTCAACGCCTGTGGAGGTGGTGGCGAGTTTAGCTGCGTTGTTGTGGTATAGAGTTGCCGCACCGTCATCTGTAAATGCAGCAAGGTTTTCACCACCATCCGCAGAGCGAATAAACACGCCGCTAGTTCCTTGAATATAAAGTGCGCCAGTACCCGCATCTGTGATGAATGAGTTACTACCATCATGGTTGATGGTTAAATCCGCATCTGCTCCAAATTGCAAAACAGCACTATCTGGAAATCTCAAATCATCTGTTCCTGTTGGTACAAAACAGACAGTAGCATCAGCATCGTTCTTCAACGTGATGTCTGATGTAGAACCTTGCCCTGTCAGAATCAGACCTTCAGCAGCGGTATACCCAATGGCTGCATTGTCACCGGCTGCTGTGTCACCAGTAGGTTCAAAGGTTGTTGCAATCATTACTCCATTTGTAGCAAGAGAAGTATCAGCCGCATGGGTTAATGTAATATCACTATCTGCGCCAAAATGAATTACTGCACTATCTGACAACAATTTAATATCATCACCGAATACAGCGTCTTTAACAACAGACAAACCACCGTCAGTTTGAAGTGAACCATCAGTTGTGCTTGTTGCCTCAGTCGCATCATCAGTTTTTAGAATACCACTAAATGTTCCTGCTGCACCATTTAACTGTTGTGTAAGGGTAAGCTGTCCATTAGAAGCAATTGTAATTGCATCAACGTCTGAAGCAGAGCCAATAGTCTTACCGTCACCAATGATTATATCATCAGTAAAGGTAGCAATGCCTGTTTGCGAAAGGGTTCCGCTAATCTCTACATTACCGTTAATATCAATCAGAGTTGAATTGAGTTCAATTTCATCATCTGCGTTGATATCCAAGTCACCATCAGCAGGTGAACCAATGTTAATCGCTGAGTCGCGGAACTGGACTACCATTGCAGCGTTGACTAACAAGCCTGTATCTGCAACGTGAGTCAGAGTTACATCTGTGTCTGCCCCAAATCCAAGAACAGCAGCATCAGACTTTAGTGTCAAGTCATCCCCGACAGTTGCATCAGCGGATATTTCCACTAGGGCAGTTGTTATTTCTACTTCTGTATCTGCAGCAATATCGAGTTGACCGTCCGTGCTAGAATTGATAAACAGAGCAGTGTCGCGGAACTGCACCTTCTTATCTGTTGCAACTAGGATGTCCTCGCCCAAGCCGTCTATGTAAGCGGTTCCGTCCAAATACATATCCTTGAACTGCAGAGAAGTCGTGCCAATGTCTAGGGTGTTGTTAGTTTTCGGTTTAATCTCTGTGGCACTTGCAACAAAGTCTTGCACCGGACCCAAGACAGTAACAGGCGCACCCTCGTCAGCCGTGCCGTCGTGAGTGTGTCCCGAAGATTCGTTAAAAGCAGCATCTACCGCGTTAAACTCGCCGTCCAAATCAGAGGCGTTGATAACGTTTCCGTCTGCTATGTTGTTAGAGGTGTCATTCCTTGTATAGCCCTGACCCATCTTTATATCCTTCCTTTATCGCCGCCCGTAAGTGCCGTATTCGAGCGTAACTGCGTCTAGTGAGTGTGGTGCGTTTGTCGAGTTTGTGCGAAACTGCACCGAAACAACATACCCAGAACCTACTGTCTGGCTTTCAAATAATTTTTGTACTGTGCCGCCGTAGGTGTTTGTTGCGTAAACGGCGGTTCCGTAGAATGCTGGAACACCTGACCCTGATGTATTGTTAAAGTTAAAAGCAGCGGGTTGAATTACACTTGACTCATCGAAATCAAATAGTAAGTTTACTTCACTGGATAAACTGCCGTCTGGGTCTGCGTACAAAAACAACTTATATATAGTTTTGCGAACACGGGGGTCATTTATAGGTATGAAGGGTGTTGCAAAGGTAGAAAATATTTCAGCCCCATCCAAGCTGTTCCCAGACTCCATCTTGTAGACGTACCCGTTGTCGTTTGCAAATACGATGGTTTCTGTTCCCTCGTACAAATTGCTGCTGGCAACATGCGCCTTGAACCCCCGGAGGTCTGCCCAACTAATTCCCTGTTCTACTTGTGACCCTATAATACCTCGTGATGCAGATTCAGTGAAATTAGCATTGTATCCTAAAAGTCTATACTGGCTTTTTGGTCTGATAATTATGCTGCTAAAAGAGGTGTGAGCGGTTACAAAGTCTGTTACATCATCTTGTATAACTTTTGATACAACTGCTAAATTAAAGTCCCCAATCTTTTCAGTTGCAGACAGGCTTCTAATCCCGTCTGGTCCTAAGTAAAGGATATCCCCACCAATCTCTTGAATTGTATCTGTTTCTGTACAGCCTGTATCAAGAGTGATGGGTTGTAGTTGAAAGTCTGCAATGGTGTTTCCAACTAATCGCTTGATAGACCTCTCACTAAATATTATAAGCTGTTCTCTAAAAATAATCAACCCTGTAATTGTACTACCTACATTTAATGTTCCTGCACCATTGGCTGCAGAAAAATCAGTAGAAGTGTAGGGTGCCGTAAATAAAAGGTTTGAACCCTTTGCAAAAAACAGTTGGTTCTTGAAGTCTGCAACGTGGCTGGCTCCAACACCCTCTGTAGGAATACCGTCTAGGGCTGTAAAAGTGTTTCCATCATAAATAAACGGTACATTAGTTCCGTCCACCCCTGCCATAAAATCGGTGCCGTTGTAATTAAAGTTTACGAACCTATGTCGAGCCATCCCTGAACGGTCTACGCTACGGAATGTAATTACAGCATTGTCTGCAGGGCTGCTGTTCAGGGCGGGATTGATAGCGAAAGTTGCGCCACCGCTGGTTATTGATGGGGTGGCTGTCAAAGTATATATTAAGTCTACACCTGCAATAGTAAATGTGTCACCCGCTTGGGGTGTTCCGGTTATGCCATCAACGTCTAAGCTCGTTCCGGTCTGTGAACCTGCATTTACTAACACTGTTCCATAGCTGGGCGTGTTTATCTTTGACCAGCCAGACCCTGTTGATTTAAACAGGTCATCCCCTCGTGCTGCAATCACTGCGCTTTCAAAGGTATGAACGCCCTGCATAATACCCGCACCAGATGTGAAGGTTACTGCAGCTTGGTCGGCGGGACTACTTGCAAGCGAAGACGTTAAAGTTAGAGTGGCTCGTTTGTTCGTAGAACTAAAACTAACGCCACTTCCAGCAATAGTGTACGTTCCGGTTACCCCCGCTATAGTAAAGGTATCCCCTGCAACGGGTGTGGTGTACAGGTTTCCGATTACAAGAGTTGTTCCTGACTGCGACCCTGCATGAACCAGCGGTGTACCAAACGGGGGAACCAAATTGCTGTCGTACTTGGAGTACCCCAAGACTGTTCGATAACCCCCCTGAACAGAAGGCTCGTAGTTACGCAGTATACGAGCAGACCCCGGAGCATTAACACCATGCTGCAACGGAGACAGGTTCGTAATCAGGCCACCCTTAAATTCGATGGCGTATGTTTGCCAACGGTCCGGCATACTCTACGATGCTCTCATGTAAACGTTTTCGTTGACAGTTACAGTTCTCATCTGCTTGATACCTTCATCAAATTTGCGCTGTGACACTGAAGCCATCTCTATGTTGTCACGAAACATGTAGGCGTAGTACATGGCACCATCAATAATAACGTGACGAAACCGTTCTGGAATTGTAGGAACATCTGTATTGAGAATTAAGTCAACGGGGTCCATGAAGTATTCAAAATCAACTTGGTATGCTTTGTCAGGCATAGGAACTACACCAAATTCTGCATTTTGTGTCCGAAACACAAGTTGAGGTGCTGCACCCTTAGTAACATCAGTCTCATCCTCTTGGTCAATATATCGATCTACATATTCATCGTAGGATAGTTGTAGTAGATGTTCTGCTCGTCCTATACCCAAAGTAGTGTTGCGGCGAACTCTGTAAGTGTCGAAGTCTACGTACTTTGCTTGCGTTGGGATAGGATAACGAGTTATACCTGCGGTTAACGTTTGTTCGTAAACATTGTGGTTAAAGGGCCAGCCAAAATGAGACTGATTAACATGCCGAATTGCAGAGTTTACAGCTTCTTTAATTGCAGAATAAAACCCTGTTGCTGTAGCAAAGTTTGCGGATGTTAACTCTGTTTCGTTTAAACGTTTAGCAACATCGTTGGTTAAGCTGAGAAAATCATACGCCATCTTTTACCGTGTCCTCACTTTTAGGTTAACCGAACGGATTGCTGTGCTGCCCGTGCTATCTACTATAGTACAAAAGAAAGTGTAGTCTCTTGTGTTAACGCCGCTTGCTATGTTTATTGTAGCTACCGTATTAGTGTTTGTTTGGGAAACATTCTGAATACTGTCAGTTACTGCCGAACTAGATGCAGTGGTCAGGTCTTCTCCGGCTGCTAAAACAGTACGAGTAGAGTAGGTGCTGGTTTCTACAGACCATACAACTGAAGAAATAGTTGCGGAACCAAGAAATCTCGACCAGTCTATACTGTAGTCGAGTGTTTCTCCGGGGTCTTTAAAGGGCCATTTGTAAGACATAAATTACTCCACGTAAACTGTGCGGGTGAAGCTGTTGCCAATACTTTCAATGAGGACAACTCTGGGGTCCAACACTACAAGTACTGTTCGTTCAAAGCTTGTTAGCGGCATCAGGCGGCTCTCTCAATATTAACAGTGCGTCGTCTATCGTATAGGTCACGAACTGCGCCGTAGTTAAATACAACTGCTGTGGTGCTTATGGTGCCTACAGCAGATGTTCCCTGAACACCTGACAAACCGGCTGAAGTAGATGTTCCTACTGAACCTACAGCACCTGTGGCAGACACTCCCACGACGTTTACAACAAGGAATACTTCTACAGCACCCAACGACGATGTTGCAGAAACACCAGTGAGAACAATAGTAGAAGTGTGAGTCTGCGTAAGCGACGGTGTGTTAGTAGTGCCTACTACACCCGTAAGAACCTTAGATAGATTTGTAACTCCAAACTTTGATACACCGAATAAACCAGAGCCATATCTTGCAGACTGTGCTATGACTGCCATAGCTACTCCTTACGCAATACGGACTATGGCGTTAGATGCATTTGCTGCGGGAAACTGAATCGTTAAGTTACCAGCGGTTGCTGAAACTGTGCCACCAAAGTCAACAACAGCAATAGCCTTGTTGCTCTTCCCAGCGTTGTAGATTATACAGCCGTCTGCTGATACTGTTACGTTTGAAAATACTTCGTCTGCAAAGTCAACGAGTGCAGTGGTTCCGCTCAAAGAAATAGCAGGGCTATCTAATACTTGACCCCCTGTAGTGTAGTTTGTTCCGCTGGCTTCATCACTATTCCCCGTCACATCTGAATAGTTCGTCGTAGCAGCATTGTAGGTACCAGACATAGATGATTTAATTAACGCAACCTTGATGCTGTCGGAATCCAAATCATGTGTACCGCCTAGAAGTTCTTGCTTAAAGCTACTACACATTGCAGTTGTAATCGCCATGATTTGTGTCTCCTATCGTATCTAAGTTAGGCCCGTCGAGCCGCGTCAAAAAATTCTTCGCAAGATGTAACAACAACCAGCTT